ATACTGGACTTTTGGCACGATTTACATTTCTCTTCTGTTGTTTACATCATCTCAACTTATCGTCAAATTTGGTGTGGTTTTGTGTGATAAGCGGTGAGACAAGACGCAAACAAGACGCAAAAGACGCATATAACAAGACGCATTAACAAGGAGAGAAACATGGCAGGAAGACGCAGTAACGGTGAAGGAAGTATCAGTTATGATAGCCGTAGAAAACGCTATAGAGCAAAAGTAACTATAGGTTGGGAACTAAATCCTGAGACTGGCAGAAGCAAACAGATTGTAAAAACTCTTGGTTCTAATTATAAAACAAAAGGGGAGGCTGCAAGCGCATTATCAGAATATTTGAAGACCCCGTTTGATATTGATAATAAAAACATTACATTTTCAGAGTTGTATTCTATTTGGTTTGATGATTGGATTGTAGACCATGAGTCTCATCGATACAGAGCAAAAGCAGCATATAAATATTGCTCGTCATTGTATGAGAAGAAGATGCGCGATATCACTATAATTGATATGAAGCACTGCATAAATAATGGTTCAATCATAGAAACAAGAGGTAAATACAAAGGTGAATTAAAAACAGCATCACCATCGACGAAGGAAAGTATGAAATATCTATTTAATCATATGTTTTCATACGCGGTTGAGGCTAGAATCGTTGATAGGAATTTTGCAAAAGATTTTTCACTTGATAAGAAAGTGGCTATAGAGAAAGAGCAGAATCATAAAGATAAAAGTCCATTTACAGAGAATGAAATGGATACATTATGGCGAAGTATTGAATTTGTACCATTTGCAGATATGATTATCTATGCTTGTTATAGCGGCTGGAGACCCAGTGAATTGGTTAAAATCAAAATGGAAAATGTACATATAGCTGAAGGATATATACAAGGTGGAATAAAAACAGATTCAGGAAAGAACCGTATAGTTCCGATACATCCTTTAGTAATGAATATTGTAAAGAAATACTATGACGATGCAATGTCTGTAGGAAGCAAGTTCTTATTTAATGATATTAATAAAAAGAAAGGTATTGGTTTGAGCTACGATCAATACTTAACTAGGTTTAATAAGGTTATGGAACAATTAAAATTCTCTATTGAGTATACACCCCATTACACAAGACATACCTTTATAACAAAAGCGAAAAGGGCGCATATGGATGAGTACATATTAAAACTTATATCTGGTCATAAAGAAAAAGATATTACGGAACATGTATATACGCATAGAGAGTTATCCGAATTGATAGATGAAATGAATAGAATAGAAAAATAATTTTAGGAGCATTGGCATACAGCTGATGCTCTTTATTTTATGTAGATAATTTTGGAGTAAAATAATTACCATTATTTACCACATAACACAATAGGTATCTTATATTATACTTCAACAAAAAGGAGTATTTATGAGAACTCATACATGTCTTGAATGCGGAGCTGTCCTAAAACACTATGACTTTGTGTCGAGAAGTGTACGGACGCAAAATAGAAATTCAAATATCGTTAAAATAGAACGATTCAAATGCCCAGTATGTAAACACATACATAGGGTCTTACCAGATGATTTATATCCATATAAACAATATTCTGCGGAGATAATAAACGGAGTGCTAGATGGTAGTATTACAAGTGATACATTAGAATATGAAGATTACCCATGCGAAGCAACTATGCATAGATGGCTTAATGAATTCCACTGAAGTTGTTTTTACTGGCTCTCGAGTTTAACCTAGAATAGACTTGCCGGCAATAATAATCAAGGAGATGATATTATGGCAACAAAGATACGACCAGTATTATCAGAGAAAAACAAATATTACATAGACAAGCATAGATACTATGAACTTAAGCATTTTTGTTTACAATACGATGATTGGAAGAAAGCTTATTCTATATTAGACGGATACGATTCTTATCAAGTTGGACTTGGAGTTAAATCATCAGGAGTTAGTGACCGCACAGCTGATTATGGAATGGCTAGGGCTTATTATTCTAATAGGATTGATATGATTGAAAGAGTTGCAAGATTAACTGATTTGGAACTATCTTTCTATATTTTACAGGGAGTTACTGAAGGGTATTCATACGATATTCTTAAAGCTAGGTTTGATATACCGTGTTGTAAGGATGTTTACTATGAACTTTACAGACGATTTTTTTGGCTGTTAGATATTGAAAGACAATAAGAAAAAGAGGGTATGCCAGATACCATTCCGACATATCCTCTAAACTAGATTAGAGACCGACCATTCCCATTATTCCATCCATTTTACCAAGGGATGCTCGTCTTTCTCTTATGGCTCTTTCTAAGGACATTTTGGAATACGATGTTCCTTCTAATTCATCCTCAGTCCATTCATCACCCAAATCAGCCATTTCTTCAATAAAAATGCTATACTCTTCTTTTTTCATATTTGAAATACCTCCTTAAATTATTTGTCTATATTATACTACGATATATGACTGTGAGTAAATGAACAGAATATTAATAAATTATAAACTCGCATTAAAAACATGCCCTTTAATGGGAGAAAGAATAAAAAGAAGCTTTCTCTTTTTTATTTTCAGTACGAAGGTGACAGCAAGAGGTCTTATATTCGTATTGATGAAAATTGAATAGAAAGGAGAGTTCAAAATGGAAATGGCAGTTATATTAGCATTTATTCTTGGAGCTGCAATTGGTGTAGTTATGTCTGTTGTATTGGATAAAATCAGATGCAGTAATAGAGATGCGTACGGAAGTTTCAAGATTAGACCCGTATCTGATGAAGATGGCGACACTGGTTTATATTCTGTAAATGTTGCTATCGTGCCTAACCAGGATTTACTTAATAAGAAACGAATTATTCTGGTCAGAGATTCGCAGAATTAACAAGTACTTTAATGACTATAAAATAAAGGAGGTCAATTCAATGAACACAAGAAGTGTATTGGAAGTTGAGATTGGACGAATCTCAGCAAAATTGAATGAAATGGAGCCAGGTACTGAAGAGTATGAAGAGTTATCGAACCTACTCCACAAGTACATCGATAGGCGTACAGAACTTGAAAAAGCAGATTATGATGCTGACGAGAAAGCTCTTGCCAGGGAAGAGGGTAATGAGCTTAAGACTCAGCAACTTAATGAGGCTAAGAAGGATCGTATTGCTAAAGTGGCTATGTGGGCTGTAGGTGGCATATCTGGAGGAGTTGTAAGTATCTGGGCTGCTCTTAAAGCATTCAAATTTGATGGGGACGGACGAATATTCTCATCTACATTTGGACGAGACAGTGTTAAGAACTTGATTAAATTTAAGAAGTAGTTACATTTTAGGAGGCGCTAAGGAAACTTAGTGTCTTCTTTTTCGTTTAAAAAACATATACCTTTATGAAAGGAGAGTGATATTATATGACAATTATTCAATTAGATAAAAGTTTAGAAACAATAAAATCACTGGATATGAATGAGTATAATAAAGTATATTTCTTAACTTTAGTAGAATCTAAAACTAAGAGTGGTACAGATAATTATGTATTCAGATCAAAACGATTAGTTAATTTGATGTTTAATGAGCTTAAATCTTATTTGAATAATCCAGAATACATTCTGGTAAGAATCGAAAAGTGATTAAAAAATCAGAGACTGAGTCCTAACAAGGGCTCTTTCTTTTAACTTAGGTGGTGAGTTAATGAGATATCATTTTGATAAGCCAGATATATATTATTCGTTATACGGAAAACAATATATCTGTAATCATCCAGTATATAACGAATGTACTTTATATAAGATTGACGATAAAGGGTTAGCAGTTATACAGCAGCGGTATAATCCTGAAACGAAACATACATGGTGGACTGCTATAGACCCTTGGCTTACTGACCCGATATATTTGGATATTGGTTTTAAAGATCTATTTGATGCTCGTGCCGGGAAGTGTATGGACGGATTATATCCAACGATAACTGTAAGACAGCTCATGTGGGCACTCAAAATGAAACCGATTCCAAGAGAGCGTTGGGAAACTTGTTTCGATAAGCGAGATATTTAACACTATTAATTGCTATTATATTTATTCTGTGATATATTTATAATAATAGATATGTATTTTAATTTTAAGGAGGATTTATATTATGAAAATCAAAAAGGCACTATCAATGGTAATGTTATCAGCATCATTGTTATCTTTTGTTGGCTGCGGAAATGGACAAGATTCAAATTCTGTAGTACAAAACAACAATAATAGTATGACTGAAAATCAAAATAGTGAAAAAATTCAGCAACTTGAAATAAAGGATTCTGGTTGGACAGTTGTAGACGATGAGTGGTTATATTACTATGTAGATTTATATAACCCAAATGACAATAGTTCTATTGAATATCCATCGTTTAGAATAACAGCTAAGGATGCTAGCGGAACAATATTAGGAACCGATGATCAAACATGTAGTATTATATATCCTAAACAGGATTTCGTTTATGGAAGTCAGGCATTCAGAGTAGATGGTATTCCAGACACAGTTGAATTTTCAGCATTACCAGTCGAAGACTATAATGTAAAAAAATCATCTACTGACAAATACAAGCCGTTAGAAGCTGTTAATACAGCAGTTCGTTCTGATAAGATTGTTGGTGAAATCAAAAACGATAATAACGACACATTTGATGATGCTGTAGTTGTCATGTTATTAAAAGACGGTAGCGAGAATATAGTTGGAATTGATAATACATATGTTGAAAAAGTTGCGGCAAATTCAACAACACCATTTGATATGGATATTCCAGAAGATGTTAATTACGCTTCTTTTGAAATATATGTAAACCAGTGGTAATTTTGTCGCATAAAAAACATACTCCTTAATGAAATACATATAAGGAGGATATTAATATGACTTGGAAGACTATTGAGGCAGCTAGGGAGATTAGACAATGGACAACTCAGATAGTAATACCGACAGTTGCAGTTGGTGTAGCTATTGCAGTTACTCCAGAGTTAAGAGAACCAGTTGTTGATACTTATAGGACAGTAAAAGAAAAAATTAAATCAAAGATATGTAGAAAGTAAAGCAAAGGGCTTGAGTCTTAGGACTTGGGCTCTTTCTTTTTCGTGTAAGAAACATGTTCTTTTATGAGAAAGTGATGAAACATTAAGGAGGATTTCAAAATGAAAAAAGAACAGAGAACACAGAAGATTGACGAATTCTTGGAGAAATTTGATGAAATGATTAAGGCTGCTAATGCCATCGAAGATTTTAAATTTGAGATAGGTGTTACAATTCATAGTCGTGACAGCATGGTTTCTGATAGAGTACGGACAATTAACGGTATCAATGAAATATTTTCAAAGAATGATATGAAATGGTCATCATCAAATGCTTAAGGTTGAGCCCGCAAGGGCTTTTCCTTTTTCGCACGATATACAATCCCTTTAATGACTGAAAGTAATAAGGAGGTTGAAATGATACTATTAATTATTTTGATACTTATCGTTCTTATACTAACTACGGTTGTAGTGCTTAGTGCAAGTGCAATAGGCAGTGCAGCTATACTTATATTTGGGGACGTTATAGTATGTATTGGTTTTTTGGTATGGCTAATCAAAAAACTTGTTACTAAGGATTGATAAAAGAAGGGCTTGAGTCTTAGGACTTGGGCTCTTTCTTTTTATACGCGTAAAAAACACATACATTTATGAGAAAAACAATAAATCAATAAGGAGGATTTATATTATGAGTATTATGAAAGAAAGCGTTAAAAGATTATGCAATGAGACGGATGTTCTTACTGAGGTAATTGCAAAGAAATTTGGAGACAATGATACTATACAGGAGTTGGATTCTGATACGTTGTTACTTGTTCAGGGTTCTTTACGATTGATAGAGGCATCAAAATCAGTATTAATTAGCGAAGCAATAATGCTTGATAGAATTGATGACAAATTAGATTTGTTGGAGGATATGTTGAAAAACATGAAGACTGAGTCCTAACAAGGGCTCTTTCTTTTTATACGCGATATTTACAAATTCTTTTATGAGACCATAAAACAATTTATGAAAGAGAGAAAAATATGAAAGTAAAGGAATTTGTAATTATATGGGTTTTAACGATTTTTACATTGATATTTTTATCAGGATTACATTTTAGCATAGTAACTAAAGGGGAAGAAACTAGCGGAGGTTGGTATGATAAATGTGATACTGTTGAATTACATCATTTTAAAATCGAAGTAAACAAATCAGATGAATTTCAAGATATTACTTGTTTTAACAAATTTCATGTATGGTTTGCATGGTAATTGAATAGGAGCCCTAACAAGGGCTCTTTCTTTTTATACGCGTAAAAAACAATTTATCTAATGAGAGAATAGGTAGCTCAGGTGGTAGAGCAGCAGATTTATTCTGTGGGCCATGGGTTCGAGTCCCATTCTATTCTCTTTTTTATTTTTATAATAAGGAGGATTTATAGCATGAAGTCACATTATCGATGGAAATGCAAAACTGCTACTGTACTAACATTTATTGGCGCGGCTGGTGTAGTAGCAACAGCTGTAACAACAGCTAAACAGACACCTAAAGCTTTAAGATTGCTTAAGGAAGCTAGTGACGAGAAAGGGGAGGAACTTACATTTGCAGAAAAGGCAACCGCTATGTTACCTGCATATTTACCAGCCATAGTGACAGGCTCAGCGACTATTTTATGTATATTTGGCGCAAATATATTAAATAAAAGGAGCCAGGCAAGTTTAGTAAGTGCATATGGATTATTAGACCAGAGATTCAAAGATTATCAGAGAAAACTTATTGAATTATACGGACAGGATGCTCATGAAAAGATAATCACTGAACTTGCAGCTGAGAAAGCAGAAAACAGGTACATTTCAAGTTCTTATTTAGGATGCAAATCTTGCGCATTATATTTAGATGAAAATGTTGGTAAGCCTGTATTATTTTATGAACCGATATCTGATAGGTATTTTGAAGCTACTGTTGAGCAGGTTATGAACGCTGAATATCATTTGAATAGAAACTTCGCTCTGGCTGGTGCAGCTTTGCTTAATGAGTTTTATGATTTTATTGGAATAGAAGAACGACCCGAATTAGATGAAATGGGATGGGCTCCAACTGATGAAGGTGAATTCTGGATTGAATTCAATCATGTTCCAAAGGACCTTCCAGATGGTAGGAGATGCTATATAATCGACATGCCATTTGAACCAAGAGTAAATTTCGACGATTATTATTGATTGTCGTGTCAAATACTTAGCCTATTATGGAAAGGAGGATTAATCATGAAAGATAAGTTTGATTTTAAAACTCTTATAATACCAGCTGCTATGGGAATTATGACATTTATCACAGCAGTTGTAGACAGTAAGAGAAGTAAGAAAATCGATGAGCTTAGCGAAAAGATTGATAAGCTCGAATCTAAGGACGAGGAGGTTGCCTAACGGCGCCTCTTTTCTTTTTTATGTAACACTAAAATATTTAATATCAAAAAAGGAGAATTTACTATGAACAACATTATTACAAACCCAACACAGAAAGAATTTAATGAGGCAATGGACGTCGTTAAGGATTATTTAAGAATTAATAAAATTCAGTTTATTGCTTTTGATGCGGAGAAGAATGCCATAGTAGCAGCAATTGGATTTGAAGATGCTATGAATAATAAGAAAGAAATATTTGGCGACAGGTATGTCGGCATGTTTGATAAGAAGTTAGAGGAGAAAAAGAATGAGAACTAATTTAGAAAAGATATTCAGACCCATAGCAAAACAGGTGTCAAAATATGGTCCTGAAATTGCTGTGGGTGTAGGTATTGCAGGAATGATTACGACAACTGTTCTTGCTGTCAAAGCAACACCAAAAGCTTTGAAGTTGATAGATGAAGCTAAGAAAGAAAAAGCAGAAGAAGCAGTCGAACTTAAACCTACAGAAATGGTCAAGGTTGCATGGAAACCATATGTTCCAGCGATGATTTCAGGAGCATTATCCATAGGTTGCATAGTTGGAGCAAGCACAGTTCATGTAAAGAGAAATGCTGCTCTTGCCACGGCATATCAGTTGGCAGCTAATACACTCAGTGACTATAAAGAGAAAGTGATCGAAACCATCGGTGAAGAAAGAGAGAAAGAGGTTCAGAAGAAAGTAGATGCTAAGAAAGTAGAAAAAATTAATTCTACTGAGCCATCTTTTGTACGTAAGGGAAAGCCCTTATGTATCGAACCCATATCAGGTAGGCCATTTGAAATGGATTTAGAAGATGTCAAGGCTGCTATAAACAGGCTTAATTACAGACTTACAGGTGGTATGGAAGAGTGCATTTCCTTATCTGAATGGTATGACGAGATTGGATTAAAGCATACCGATGTATCAGATTACATGGGCTGGAATATTTACAGTGATGGTTTGATAACTGTTACTGAAGTCCCAAGTTCAACAGATGAGGGCGAATTATGCTGGGTACTTGAGTATGCAGTATTACCACATTACAAGTATGAAAAAACGCGTTAAAAACAACACCTTTAATGGATAAATACATATCCAATTAATTATATTCTAGGAGGATTTATATTATGTCAAACGAAGAAAAGAAAGTAATTGAAATGGAAGATACACAGGTATCAGAAGAAGCTACTGAAATCACAGCAGTTTCAGAGAGTAAAGGACAGAAAGTACGTAATTTTATTAAGAAAAACGGCAAGAAACTCGGAATTGGAGTTGGTGCAGGTTTAGGAATGATATTATGTTACGCTCTGGGAAAGAAATCTGGACATAGTGATTTGGAAGCTATGAATGATTATGTGGATGGCGATTACACAGTTCTTGATAATGATGACAGCAATGATGAAGCTGTAGAAGAAAATTGAATATTTATTAAACCGAGAGGGAGATGCTCTTAACAGAGTGTCTTCCTTTTTTCTTTTGGCTGAAAGGAGATATTAATATGCCAAGATATGTCTATAACGGACCAATTATGTCGTTTAATGTTTGTATTGCTAGTAATTGGAAAGGAGAGACATATGCTCCTTCCGAGGCAAAAGCAAGAAACAATTTAGCTTATCAATTTAAAAAGCAGAATAACAGGATTGCAGGAACAAATATTTCTCTTCCTGGCAAATTGCTAGAAACATATTAAAGGAGACGTTCAATGAGCGAAGTAAAAATGGATATTAAACCAAACTCGCACAGATATAAAGCTGAACAGCAGGCTAAATTATCAGAAGAGAAAAAGGTAAGCAAAGTAACCAGTGGTAGGGTTAGAACTAAGAAGAAATCTGAGATTGCGAAGATGAAAGATTCTATCATATCCCCAGAAGCCAGTGGAATGCAGTCTTATATTTTTGGAAGTGTGCTTATACCAGCTGTAAAGAAATTAATGTCAGATATTGTAAAAGATGGTATTGACATTCTTCTGTATGGCGACACACGGAGATCAAGTAGAGACCGTGACGACAGAGACAGGTATTCTAATGGAGCAACATACGTATCTTATAGAAGTTATTCTGATAGAGACCGTGACGACAGAGAGCGGAGACGGGAATCAAGATATGCGTATGACTATAAAGAATTAATATTTGATAATCGGTCAGATGCTAAAGAAGTTTTAGACACTCTACTTGATATTCTCGATACCTATGATTCAGTAAGTGTCGGGGATTTATATGATGCAGTAGGCATGAGTCACAATTACACGGACAACGATTATGGCTGGACTAATTTAAGTTCAGCAGAAGTTGTTTGTATCAGAGGTGATTACATGCTCAGATTGCCAAAGGCTAAGCCTTTAAGATAGGAGGAACTATGAAGAAATCATTAGGATATTATTTAGGAAATGCTTTTGCAGCTGTTATAGCAATATGTGTAATGGTGCTTATCATGGCTCTTACATATAAGCTTGTTATGTGGATTTTATAGGAGGTTTATATTATGGCATACGTTAAAGAAAATAATACGAATAGTAGCAATTCAATAAGTAGAGATGGAATCCTAAGCAAGGCTAAGTCAATCATTAATGGTGAGCGTCAGGGAACATATGGCGATGCTGAAGATAGTTTTCAGACAATTGCAGATATGTGGAGTGCATATCTGAAGACAGAGATATTATCTGAAGATGTTGCCAATATGATGATTCTTATGAAAGTTGCTAGGAATTCTAGCGGTGTTTATAAAGATGATAATTGGATTGATATTTGCGGTTATGCAGCATTAGGTGGAGAAATCCAGGCTATTAAAAACACAAATAATATTCAGTTTGCAGATAATACAATAATACGCGATTGTTCGAAAGGAGATAAATAATGTTTAATTTTAATAATGTAGCAAACAAGGCTTCAAGAATGTTAAATAAGGTAGGATTTCAGGTAAAGAAATATAGTCCTGAGATTCTTATATGTGCTGGTGTGATTGGTGTAGGTGCAAGTGGTGTAATGGCTTGCAGAGCAACAACAAAGCTAAGTGATATCATCGATAAGGCTAACGACGACATCATCAAGACTGATGAGGTTATAGCTAATCCTGATATGTTACCAGAGGGGTCAGAAGAGTATACAGAAGAAGATGCTGCTAAGGATAAAGTGATAATCAGAGCGCATATGGTAATGGATATTGTAAAGCTGTATGCACCATCAGTTATATTAGGTGGATTATCACTCACAGCAATTCTTACATCTAACAATATTCTCAGGAAGAGAAATATTGCACTTGCAGCTGCTTATGCTTCAACTAACAAGACGCTTAAGGAATACAGACAGAGAGTTGTTGAGCGTTTTGGAGAAGATGTTGACAAACAGCTTAGATTCAACACAAAGCAGGAAGAAATTGAAACATCTGTTATCGATGAGAAGACTGGAAAAGAGAAAAAAGTTAAGAAGACTATAGAAGTGTTTGACCCTAACACTCTTGGTGATTTTGCAGTTATATTCGATGAGTCTAATGTTAACTGGAGTAAGACACCTGGTGCTAATAAATTGTTCCTTACAAAACAACAGAGATACTTGAATGAAAAATTCAAAGCTCAGGGATATATGTTTGTAAACGAGGTTAATGCCGCACTTGGATTTCCGTTAACAGCTGCTGGACAGATTGCAGGTTGGATTTATGATAAGAAGAATCCTATAGGGGACAATTGTATTGACTTTGGATTATACAATTTAGACAACCCTAGAGCCACAGATTTTGTTAATGGATATGAGCGAAGCATCATAATTGATTATAATTGCGACGGAAATATTATGAAATATTTTGGTTCCAGGATTAGATAGCATTGGCTCGGGTAATATATACCGAGATATGTTTGATTACCCTTGGTTATTCGGTTACTAATCGAGCCAAGGGTATTTTTACGAAGGGAGTATTATGCAAATTAAGAACCAACTAGCTGCTATCGGAATGGTGTTTGTAATTGGTGTATCTTCATTAATTTCTATTCATATGAAGAAGCCGGTTACGAACGAAATATTCAAAGCAAGTGTTTCAAGTGAAATTGTTGTTCCAATGCAGTATAAAGTCGACGATACTGCTGAAGAAGATTTATATTTTGATGAATTAATTGAAGATGAAACCATTGAAATAGCAGAAATAGAAGAGTCTGTGATTGAGCAGAACTTCGTAATGTCAGATGACGAGATTGAATTGCTAACATTAGTTACTATGGCAGAAGCGGAAGGCGAAAGCGAATACGGTCAAAGATTGGTTATTGATACTATTCTGAATCGTATTGACTGTGAGCGTTTTGACAACTCGTTAAGTGAGGTTATATACGCTCCAGGTCAGTTTTCTTCGGTGCATAACGGACGAATAAACAGATGTTATGTTAAGGAAGATATTTACCAGCTAGTGATTGATGAGTTACTCAATCGAACAAATGACGAAGTTTTATATTTCACAGCAGGGCATTACAGTGAATATGGTACACCTCTGTTTTGTGAAGGAAATCATTATTTTTCAAAATAAGGAGAATTTACTATGAATAAGATTGATATGATATTTTCATTTATTCTTGGTGCCGCAGCAGGTTCTGTAGTCACCTGGGAAGTTGTAAAGTATAAATTTGATTTGGGTCCATACGAAGATATTATTGAAGAATGCAGTTCTGAAAACAGTGAACTGACTAGCGTAGAAGGCATCGAAGGTGTAAAAAAAAACGCTAAAAATATAATAAAAACACAGGAGTATGTGGCTTATAACAAGAGCGAAGAAAAGGAGGACAATGAAAGTATGAATAACACCGGACCATATGTAATCACACCGGACGAATATGATTGCTCTGAATATGAGCCAACAACTCTTAACTATTATTCAGATGGTGTTCTTACAGATATCTACGATAATAAGATTGATGACATTGATGAGATGGTTGGTCTTGAATCTTTAGAACATTTCGGTGAGTATGAAGACGATACCGTATATGTCAGAGACGATAGTAAAAAAGTTGACTATGAAATTCTTCGAAATTCAGAAGAATATTATGATTTGTATCCAGATGAGAGGAATGTTTAATGAATATAAATGAAATAAACGATGAATACTTTGCATGGCTGAGCGATAAAGTTTGCAAAGGTAGATTTTCCAAGGATGTTTCATATTCTGAATTATTACATGCGTTGCATAAAACAGAATTTAGATGGAAGATGCGTAATGATGCTAATCGTGCGTCTGATGGTCTTATGCTTCGTCGTAGATTCGCATCATTCATGGGATTTGAAGAGGATTATTTCTTACCATATATAACAGGACCTTGTACTGTATTGGAGATGATGATTGCACTTGCAATCAGATGTGAAGTAAGTATTATGGACAACCCAAAAGTTGGGGATAGAACTGCGCAGTGGTTTTGGGAAATGATAAACAACATGGAACTTGGTGGTATGTATAATAATAACTTCGACAAGCGATATGTAAATGATGTCATTGATAGATTCATTGATAGGGAATACTCGCCAAACGGTAAAGGTGGATTGTTTTATATCAGGGATTGCAAATGTGATTTAGCAATGGTTGAGATATGGGACCAGATGTGTTGGTATCTTAACGGTATATCTTAGAAAGGAGGACTTGAAATGTAATGCTTGATTTTTTAAAAATATCTGCTCGCAGCAAAAAGCAGGGCGTTACAGAGATATATCCTCGATTCATTATTAATAACAGAAGCACAGACCTCATGATACGAGGTGGAGATTTTTATGCAGTCTGGATTGAAGAGTCTGGTTTGTGGTCTACAGATGAACAGGATGTAATTCAAATGATAGACCATGAACTGGATAAATTTGCTGATGAGTATAAGCAACATTCCATGGGCGAAAGTGTTTATATTCTTCATATGTGGGACAGCGAAACTGGCGTGATAGATTCTTGGCATAAATATTGCCAAAAGCAGATGAGAGATAATTTTCATCCGTTAGATGAAACACTCATATTTGCAAACACTAAGACAACTAAGAAGGATTACGCAAGTAAGCGATTGGAATATCCTTTGGAAAAAGGCGACACATCAGCATGGGATAAGCTCATTTCAACTTTATATTCTCCAGAAGAAAGACATAAGATTGAATGGGCTATAGGAGCAGTAATCACTGGTGACTCTAAATGGATTCAGAAATTTATGGTATTCTATGGTGCTGCTGGAACAGGTAAATCAACAATTCTTAACGTTATACAGGAATTATTTAAAGGATATTATTCGGTCTTTGATGCTAAAGCATTAGGCTCATCTAGCAATGTATTTGCTTTGGAGGCATTCAAGACAAATCCTTTGGTGGCTATCCAACATGATGGTGATTTATCTCATATTGAGGATAACACTAGGTTAAATAGTCTTGTATCTCACGAGCTTATGACTGTGAATGAAAAGTTCAAGTCAACATATTCTAATAGATTTAATGCTTTCTTATTTATGGGTACAAATAAACCTGTAAAGATTACGGATGGCAAATCTGGTCTTATTCGAAGACTTATCGATGTAACTCCATCAGGGAATAAATTGAATAGTAGAGAATATAAACAGGTTGTTAAGCAGGTTGGTTTTGAGTTGGGCGCTATAGCCTATCATTGTAAAAATGTTTATGACGAAGAACCAGATGCTTACGACAGCTATATCCCAATTGATATGATGGGAGCGTCAAATGACTTTTATAACTTTGTTATGGATTCATATTTTGTATTTTCTAGGGATGATGAGACAACTTTGAAAGCTTCTTGGGAAATGTACAAGGTATATTGCGATGACGCAAAAGTACCTTACCCGTATTCACAAAGAATATTTAAAGAAGAGTTGAAGAATTATTTCAAGGAATATGAAGAGGAACCTGATAGCAAGGGTCGTATGAAAAATATCTATAGAAAGTTTAAGAAAGAGATATTTGAATCTGAAAAAAAGTCGGAGGGTAAAAATGAGAATGTCAATTCAGAATCATGGCTCGTCATTGAAGAATCTACAGGCAACACAACTTTCAGCAAAGAATGCTGTAGGTGTCCAGCTCAATATGCCACAGACAATGAGACTCCAACCATGCCATGGGATAAAGTCACAACAAAACTCAGTGATATTGACGAATCGAGACTTCATTATGTCAAGGTTCATGAAAATCACATAGTTATTGATTTTGATATCAAGGATGAGAAAGGAGAAAAATCATTTGAAAAGAATTTGGCAGAGGCTAGTAAATGGCCTCCTACATACGCTGAAATCAGTAAAGGAGGCGCTGGGATACATCTTCATTATATTTATACTGGAGATGTTACTAAGCTTAGTCGAATATTTGCAGATGAAATAGAAATTAAGGTATTTACTGGAAAATCTTCATTGCGAAGGAAACTGACTAAATGCAATAACTTACCAATTGCAACTATCAGTTCTGGTTTACCTTTAAAGGAGGAAAAGAAAATGGTAAGTGGAGAGGTGATTAAATCTGAGCGAAGTTTACGAGAATTGATAAAGCGTAACTTACTCAAGGAGATTCATCCAGGCACAAAGCCTAGTATGGATTTCATAGTAAAAATTCTGGATGATGCATATTCTAGCGGACTTAAATATGATGTATCTGATATGAAAAATGCAATAATTGGATTTGCGGCGCAAAGTTCAAATCATTCGGATTATTGCTTAAAACTGGTTGACCAGATTAAATGGAAATCAGAAGATATGGACAGTTCAAATGATGCAGATTCAGGTGAACTTATATTTTATGATATCGAAGTATTCCCTAATTTGTTTCTTGTCAATTGGAAAATACAGGGAGAAGGACGATCAGTTATACGAATGATTAATCCTAGTCCATCAGATATTGAAGAATTAACCAGATTCAAACTAGTCGGATTCAATTGTAGAAGGTATGATAATCATTTGATATATGCACGAATGATGGGGTATACAAATGAGCAATTATACGATTTATCGCAGAGAATTATATCTGGTGATAGAAACGCATTCTTTGGTGCAGCATATAATTTGAGTTATACTGATGTATATGATTTTGCATCTGCCGGAAATAAAAAGAGTTTAAAGAAGCTTGAAATTGAGATGGGAATACACCATCAGGAATTAGGTTTACCATGGGATAAGCCAGTTCCTAAAGAAATGTGGGTAAAGGTCGCTGAGTATTGTGATAATGATGTTATCGCTACTGAGGCGGCCTTTAATTATTTATCGGCAGACTGGACGGCAAGACAGATTCTAGCCGATTTAGCAGATATGACTGTTAATGATACGACAAACACATTAACAACCAAAATCATATTTGGTAATAATAAAAAACCTCAGAATGAATTTCATTATCGAGATTTATCAAAGCCAGTTCCACCAGAAGATATTGATGAGGAGACATATCAATTCTTAGCTAGGTCTTGTCCTAAGATGATGGAAAAAACTCATGGCGATGCTGGAAGTTTATTACCATATTTCCCAGGTTATAAGTTTGAAAATGGTAAGTCTACTTACCGTGGAGAAGATGTTGGTGAAGGTGGATTCGCTCAGGGTGTTCCTGGTATGTATGGTAATGTCGCATTGTTAGATATTGCCTCTATGCACCCACATAGTGTTATTGCTGAATGCTTGTTTGGTGTTAGATATACAAAGGCATTTCAGGATATTGTTGAGGGTCGAGTATCCATCAAGCATAAGGCATGGGATGAAGTAAATCACATGCTAGATGGAAAGCTTACACCGTATATTCAGAAGGTCATTGATGGTGAGATGTCTGCTAAACAGTTAGCTAATGCACTTAAGACAGCCATCAACTCGGTTTATGGTCTTACTTCGGCTAACTTTGATAATCCATTCAGAGATATCCGTAATAAGGATAATATTGTTGCCAAGCGAGGAGCTCTGTTCATGATTGACCTTAAGAACGAGGTTCTGAAACGAGGATTCCAAGTTGCGCATATTAAGACAGATTCAATTAAGATTCCAGATGCTACGCCAGAGATTATTAAGTTTGTTATGGACTTTGGTGAACGATATGGATATACATTCGAGCATGAGGCTACGTATGACAGAATGTGTCTTGTTAACGATGCCGTTTATATTGCTAAGTATAAGGATGCAGACGACTGTAAAAAGATGTATGGTTATATCCCGGGTGATAACGAAGAACACAGTAATCAGTGGACTGCTACTGGAACACAGTTTGCAGTTCCATATTTGTTCAAGACATTATTTTCACATGAGAAAATCGAATTTGTAGATATGTGTGAGACATTCTCGGTATCTAAGGGTGACTTATATTTGGATATGAATGAAGGATTGACAGATGTAAGTGGCTTAGAAAAAGAATTGGACAAGCTTGAATCTTCCTATAAGAAGGGGAAGATATCAGATACAACTTTTGAGCCACAGGCCACAGAACTTGTAGAGAAAATAAAAGCTGGTCATGACTTGCATTTTGTTGGTCGAGTTGGACAGTTTACTCCTATAAAAAGAGGGTGCGGCGGCGGAGTATTATATCGTGTTAACGATGGTAAGAATTATGCAGCATCTGGCTCGACAGGTTTTAGATGGCTTGAATCAGAATCGGTGAAAGCGGCTAACATGTATGATGATATTGACCGTTCATTCTATCAGCGATTAATAGATGATGCAGTTGATACAATATCAAAGTATGGAGATTTTGAATGGTTCGTTTCGGACGACCCTTATATTTGTAAAGTGACTCCAGGGTTTATGAATATACCAGAAGATGCTGACGAAGACGAAGGGATGCCATTTAATTGATGTTCGTTTGAAAAACATGGCATGTTATGGATAAACATATCAAATCTAAGGAGGATTTATATTATGAACATGTTAACATTGAATAGCAAACAGATTGGAAAAGTTGTATTTAAAGCAACTGTTGGCTACTACATAGGTAAAAACATTGCGTTATTTGCTAACAGTATAATCAATAAGTTAGTAATAGAACCAAGTTTTACTACATTAGCTAATAATGGTAATAAAACAGCTAAGAAGTTCTGTGATTCAGCTAATATTGCTTATAATAAAACAGCAACAGAAAATCCTAATGATATTAAAATGGGATTTCATATGTAATTTAAAAAGGCTCAGTGCAAAATGCATTGGGTCTTTTATTTTTATTAATTATATTTTAAGGAGATTTAGACTATGGAATTAAAGATTTTAAAAAACGGAAACTTACAGATTGACGACGCAAGAATCATATTTAGAAACTTTAGAGGCGAGGCATCTAAGTACAATAATGCCGGAGACAGAAACTTTAGTTTGGTTATACCTGATCAGGAACTTGCAGATATGCTGACCAACGATACAAATTCATACGGAGTAGGTTGGAATATTAAAGTTAAGGATTCACTTGACCCAGAAGATACACCTCGTATGCATATGAAAGTTAAGGTAAAGTTTTCAAGAAAAGGACCTAACATCTATTTGGTTACTGGTGGACACCGTAAGCTTCTTACAGAAGATAATGTTGGATATCTTGATGATATAAATATAGCTTCTGTGAGAATGGATATAAGACCATATGATGATGTAGTTAATGGTAAGCCGTTCAGAGCTGCATATCTTGCATCCATGGAAGTAACCCAGGATTTAGATAGATTCGCTGCTGAGTATGAAAGAGAAGACGAAGCTGAAGAAGATGAATAATATTTTACAGAGCCTTAGTTTATGCTGAGGCTCTTTTTTAAAGGAGATTTTGAGTATGATTACAAATTATTTTGTAAAAGGTGGAACATGGAATTTATATGTAGATAAGGTCGATTCTTACGCAACTGTAAATGTTGGATTTTCTCATAATGATAATGATGAAGACGAGACACAGTTTGATATTTCTTATCCAAATATCGGTGAGTTAAATACACTGTTTAACAACTTCGTTGCTGAGAATAACTTTGAAAACGTGAAGATATTATATGTGAATGTTATAAAAACAGCACATACAATATATGGATTGGAGGAAGCAGATGAGTAATAAGTTAAAGGTTCAGAGATTAGATGATGGACTGATTGTCGGTTATAGTCGCAAAGACCCGTTTTCACCTCCTGTTATGGTTGTTGGAAGAACAAGGATGAATGATACGACAGTTATAATAAACGCTTTCGAAGGTAAGGAAGCTGAAGAGTTATATAAGAAGCTGACTACTGTCGAAAAAAAAGATGATGCTAATGGCTAATTCATTTTTAAGAGATTATCAGATGGATGCTGTAAAAAAAATGAGAACTGGATGCATACTTAACGGTGGGACAGGCTCAGGCAAGTCCCGTACCGGTTTATATTACTATTTTAAAGAGCAGGGCGGTTGTCTTGAAAATCAGGAAACGATTTATATGAAAAATCCAAAAGACTTATATATCATAACCACGGCTAAGAAGAGAGATTCATTGGAGTGGGAAGGCGAACTTGCCAACTTCTGTATGTCCAGTAATCCAAAGAATAATAAATTATATTCTAATAAAATTGTAGTTGACTCGTGGAATAATATAAAGAAGTATGCTGATACAACAGATGCTTTCTTTATATTTGACGAGGACAAGGTTACTGGTTCTGGAGTATGGGTTAATGCGTTCTTAAAGATATCTAAACATAACGATTGGATTATATTGTCGGCAACTCCAGGAGATACATGGAGCGATTATATTCCAGTATTTATAGCCAATAGGTTCTACAAGAATGTAACGGAGTTTAGAGAGCGGCACATCATATATTCAAGATATACCAAATGGCCTCAAGTTGACAGATACATCGATATGAATAGATTGATTAGGCTAAGAGACAGAATTCTTATAGATATAGATTTCGAGAGAAGTACCGTACCGCACCATCAAGACATTCATGTCTCGTATGATATATCTAAGTATAAAGAGATACTTAAAACAAGATGGGACCCATATAAAAAAGAACCTATTGAGCAAGCGGCGGGGCTTTGCTATGTTCTGAGGCGGCTGGTTAACGAAGACGAATCAAGAGTTGTAGCTCTACTTGAATTACTGGATAAAACTGATAAGGCAATTATATTCTACAATTTTGATTATGAACGGGATATATTACTTCATACTATGGCTGATTTGAATGAAACATTTGATAATTATGACGACATTTATGAGGTTACTGAATGGAGTGGACATGCTCATCAGCCAGTTCCAACTTCAAAGAGATGGATATATTTGGTACAGTATACGGCTGGTTGTGAAGGCTGGAATTGTATTACTACTGACACAATTATATTTTACTCGCAAAATTACAGCTATAAAGTTATGGAACAAGCGTGCGGTCGAATAGACCGAATGAATACACCATTTATTAATCTATATTATTATCATTTGAAAAGCCGAGCTGGTATTGATTTAGCCATAACTAAGGCACTTAATGAAAAGAAAAAATTTAATGAACGGAAGTTTACTAAATGGGATAGGTAGGTGAGATGATATTGATACTATTTGGAATAATTGTGGTCTTGGCGATTGGAACGGTACTCAATATTATATTTGCAGTTAACGAACCAGACGATGATATTCGCGATGAGAACGACTCCTTTAATGAAAATAAAACAAAGGAGTGATTTATATGTGCGAGTATGAAATTATATTTTGTAAGTCGTTACATGACAAATTAAAAGAAAAAGTAAAAGGCGGACTCTGGGTAAGGGTTGAAAATGACGATTGTTTATGGATTGATATTGTTCAGCGAGAACTTAATACAATAACACATATACAAATTGGCAATCCTTTTTCAGAATTAATTGTTAAAGGCTTTTCTGTTGATGAGGCATGTGAGGAGGTTATAAAACAGTACAGACGGATAATATTAAGCCGTTGTTTTAAGTAACATATTTAAGAGGTTTGGTCATATAGACTGAGCCTCTTATATTTTTTTTTGGAGGTGAAAAAATATGGGTTCATGTGGGGCTGACAATCCAATACCTAAAGCAGAATCATTGTCACAATGTAAAAAACGATGTAAAGCCGTAGCTAAAGATTTGGGATACGGTTATGACGTTGTGGATGCCATTAAACAAGCTAAGAGTAATGATGAGATTGACCGAATAATGATTGATGCTAGAAGGAGACAGGAATGATAAGTAAACAAATAAGTAAACAAGATAGAGAAGTTCGTTTTGATAAATATTGCGAGCTGTGTAAGTACAAGGAGTTAGATGATATTAAAGACCCTTGTAATGCCTGCTTAGATGCACCATTTAACGAGTACTCACACAAACCAATATGTTTTGAAGAGGAAAATTAATAGTCGTGTAATTTACAAGTACTATTATGAAAGGAGTGTGATGTTTATGAAACAGGGTGTCAAATTAGCGATTGTTGGTATTGCTGGGTATTTCATAGGTTATTATAAATTTAAGTATAAATTTGTGAAAACCATAGCAAACGAATACATTGATAGTCAATTAAAAAATGATGACACTGACGAGACAGAGTCCTAACAAGGGCTCTTTCTTTTTTTACACATTTTAAGGAGGATTTATATTATGGACGCAAAATTTGAATTGGGTTTTCTTGTTATGACTAGAGAGGTGGCACTTAGACGAGAGAACAAAGACTTTGATAAATTTGTCAATGATTCTATTGCTAGATACGCTCAATGTGATTGGGGTGATACCTGCGATGAGGATAAGATGACTAACGATTATGCTGTTAAGAACAACGACAGAATTCTTGCAGTGTATAAGTATAACGATACTACTACAATTTGGATAATTACGGAATGGGATAGAAGCGTTACGACTGTTCTATTTCCGAGCGAATATTAGGAGGTGCTTATGAATAATACAACAAAAATAAGAATACTAGCGTATGCCTCAGAACCAGATAAAGATACAGATTACAACGGAGATATTGTTGAATTTGAAGGTAAGAGATATTTTGTAAGTTTAGCAGAGGAACGAGTAGAGTTTCTTGGAATTATAAAGGAGGATTAATATTATGAACTATTTAGATACAGATAGGAACATAAAGCTGCCGACACCTAAGTGGTATACACCGTATATTATAGGGCATCCAATGATTAAACTTGGAGAATTCTGTAGGACGCATGGGATTGCTATAGAGAGTGAATATAGCACATACCCAGATGTTACCACATTTTATTTTCGCAGAGATAGTATGCTTGGTAAAGCTGCGGTTAGTTATCGTATTCCATGCAACGGAATAAATGAATATTATGATACATCGCATATCGAAGACATGATCATTAAACAAATCAGAGACATTTTTGATATTAAGGAGGAATTACAATATATGACAACACCAATAAATAGTGAAAGATATAAAGCAATTATGAATGCTCGTTATGGAATATGTAATAATAAACCAGAAATCAAGAATGTTATATTTTCAGGTCCATGCACAATTGTTCTGTGGTCAGATGGAGATAAGACAATCGTCAGATGCGGAGAAGATGACACGTTTGATAAAGAAAAAGGACTTGCTATGGCCATTTCTAAGAAAATGTTAGGAACTAACAGTTCAAAGTCTAGTTATTATGATGTTTTTAAAAAATTTATTCAGGAGGCATAATTATGGGAACTTTTGGAGACACATCAGATATTATAAGCAGTACAGTTGATAAAATTATAACCACTGTGAATGAGACACAAGATGCATTTATATTTTCAACGCTGAGTAGTTATGCTGCTGAACAGTATAATATTACAGTTGAAAAAGAAGAATTAGTACGTGCCATTCAGTTAATTCGAATGAGCAGAGAATATGGTCCTAGTATTGGTGAGCGTTGGGCAACTGCCACTCAGAATGCGGCAGAATTAGATCGTGCTTATAAAAAAGGACTTCAAGATGGCATACAGGAAGCACGTAAGAGATTAGAAAATACATTTAAGGAGGAAAAAAGATGATTTCAGAGATTAATAATTGTGAGTTGATGGACGTAAAAATCAATAAATCAGATAATAGATATGTTTTGTGTCTTACATATAAATACCATGATGAATATGGTAATACACATGAACGCGTAATCAATAATGTTCCATTACCACTTTATAATCATGTAGATAATATAACAATTAATGAAACGCAAGCATCTGAGCCATTTCTTTATTTTTGCATGCACAAGACAATCAATGTAGGATTTGGTGAACAGGATGTAAGACCTGATTTTACGTATATAGACCGTATAGTGGAATATGCAACAAAAGAAATGACAATCGAAGAAATTGAAAATAAACTCGGTCATAAGGTTAAGATTGTTAATAAAAAATAAACATTTTTAAGGGCTTTAGAGAAATCTAAGGCTCTTTTTTATTTAGGAGGATTTACATTATGGATGAAAAATTTCAAAAGGCTAAAGAAATATTGAATAGCATGACTAATGCAATTTACAAACAATATTTCGAAAAGAGAGGTAAAAAGAAAAACAAGTAAAATAGCTCGCGTGTTTCACGCACTCTGTAATGGGAAAGGAGAGTGATATGTATGTCAATAGAAAAATGATACTAAATGTAGCAACTCATTATCATGCAAACTTAATTGATATTCATAATGCTTTACATGCTTTAGGTTTAAGAAGCGATGATCAAGCAGAAGAATTTAATAAAAGACATGTAATGAAGATTGTTGAGATGCATGAACGAAGAGGACATAGTATTACTAAATAAAATTAGAGCCTTGGTTGAAATATACTAGGGCTCTTCCTTTTTCATTTAACACACAAAAACAATAACAATAATTTAGGAGGATTAGATGTTAGATAATGCTAAGGACCAATGTACAGTCAAGGATCTAAAAGAACTATTGAATGAATTATCGAATAATGGATATGATAATATGCCGATATTTTTAGGCAATAAAACACCATTATTAAATGATGCTATTTGTATAAGCTATGCATTTGATGTGGGGGTATATTTTAAGAATACTCATTATGATAAAGAGCTTGTTAATGCTGCTGACCAGTTAAAAAATGAAATTGATGTGGCGGTTAAAAAATATATAGCACATTGTTATTATGCTGGGCGTGATATTAAATCAGACGAGGAGGTTTTGCATCATGAGTAATGATATTTCCAGTATGTACACAAAAGATCAAAATAAGAAAGCTGGGCGTCGAGGATATTTATCATGGAAACATGAGAAGGTAACAATAATACCTCCAGCAGCTTATGGCGATTATATTTTGCAGGATAGAAAGAGAGGTAAAAAGAGATGATAGTGTTGTTAATTGTTTTGTATTTTATAATAGGTCTTATAGTGTCAATTATTGGCACTTACGTTGACTATAGGGAAAGCTGGCGAACTGATATTGTCGATTATATTGAGTATGATTTTTCTGTGGCTACTATCATAATTGTATTGTTCTTCTGGCCCATTATATTATTTTGGGCATTTATTTTATATGGGTGTAAAAATCTATATATGGCCACAACGATATTATTAGACAAATTTTATAGAAAGAGAGGTAAAAAATAAAATATGTCAAGTAATAAACAGGAATGCTCATATAAATGCATAGGAGTTTGGCAAAATAATTATAGGTTATATCATGACGGCAAACATAATGAATTTTTTGTACTTACTCCTAAATTTAGAATTACACAATCTCCTCGCAGAATAAACCCTGAACTAGCGGATTGGTGTAATAAGAAAATAGAAGAATGGAATGAGGCACATAAACCGGCAACCACAGATATTATAAAGAGTGGAATAGGTCATAAGATAAACAAAAACTTAAAGAAGGAGAGTCAAATGATGAGTGATGTTTTGGTTATTAAGTGTAGACGCGCAGTCAGACCTGAAAGATTGAGAGAATTGAGAAGAAATATTTTGGAACAGAAAGAAACTGGTGTGATTGTTTTACCATCATGCGTTGATGCTGTGGTTGTTCCAGATGATATTAAAATTGTTATTGATGATTGCAATGATAAAGAAAGTGAGGAAACGCTATGAAACTTGGAGACTTTTTATTGGATGCATATAACGATGTTGCTGTTGTTAATGCCCGTCGCGAAACAGAAGTTTATATTAAATATGATATTGATCCGGCTAAATATCTTAACACCGATATTTTGAATAGGGAAATTAAGTCAATTAAAGCTGGCGATGGAGAGTTTATGGTTGTACTTGAGGAGGAGGATAATGATTGATTTTTGGTTATCTAAAAATATTGCTGACACACTGTATGGCCTTATTGTTTTAGCTATGTTTTTTATAATAATGTTTATTGCGAGTGCTATCAAAAGTGCATTTAACAGGCATAATAAAAAGAAATTTTATAAACAGTTTAAAGAGTCTAAGAGAAAGGATAATAAAAATAATGGATAAAATATATTTAGTTCATGGAAATACTTGGTATGAGGGATATGGACATTGTGAGAATCTTTATGGAGTGTTTACAGATAGAAAAATGGCTGAGAAAGTTAGGGCTGAAGTAATAGTGAAACTCTATGAGAAAGAAATGCATAATATAAACACCAATGTTGAGAGTATTTCTGATATTGAAATTGATATTTTGGAAGTCGATGCTAACCAGGTTACTGATATAGAATTAGGAGGATATATTGAATGAGTGGCAAATTAAAGTTAAATGAAACATCAGTTGCTAAAATAATTGAGATTGCCATGTCTAATAATGAAAAATGTAAGACTTGTGAGTTCAGAGGCATGTGCTTTTTTTGCTTACTCATGCCTTAGCGACAATTATAAATACTATTTAAAAGGGGTACACGGAAATGATTAGAGAATTGAAAAATTGGACTGAGATTACAAAGGGATTATACAGGTATGTTGTTGGTGCCTCGGTATGTTATGAGATTCACATAATGTATCATGCTAAGGATACTGATATTTTAGCAGCGAACGCTTCATTATATATAGTTGGTGATTGGTTTAAGCCTGTAAGCAGCACCAACTTCTTTGAGAGGAAGCTATTATTAAATGGTCCTGTAGCAGCATGTTTAGAAAAAGCTGCTGAAGACGAAAAGGAGATGAAAAAATAATGATTAGAATTATTAAGCCTGGAACAATAACAGAATTGAGATGCTATAAATGCGGATGCTTATTCAGTTATGAAAAAGAAGATATAGAAATTAAAAAAGCGAATACATCAGACCCTTTATCTACGCAATATAAATATATAACTTGTCCACAGTGTAAAAAGGAAATAACATTGGAGGCTACGAGATGATTAAATTAATAGTAGATGGATATTGTGAAAACTGTCCTGAATTTTGTACCGATGTAGAAAAAACATATACATACACCGATGAATTACAGATCGCTAATACGGTAATTATGTGCAAGCATAGAAACAGATGTAAATGCATAAAAGACATGATGCAAAAAGAGAAAGTGAGGTAAGGCGATGATTAAATTAAATGCTGAAAATTACTGTCATGATTGTCCAGCGCATATTGATGAGATAGACCGTTACAAAGAAAATCTTTATGAAGTTTTAGAATTGTTTCGTAAGACTATTAACAAAGATTTTGATGATTGGAAAGATGCAGACGACTGGTTGTTCTCCAACTTGAATTTAACAGAAAAAGATATTTCAGACATATACAAAGGACGTTCAATCGTGTATGTAGCATCGTGTAGAAAGGAGAAAAAGAAATGATTAATTACATATTCACAATCGGTGTACTTTTCTACGCCCTGTACATCAATTATTCATGGTGCAAACACTGCAACGAATTAAACGACCGTTGGGCAGAACATTGTAACGAGTTAAACACCAGATGGTCTAAGCTTTACAGAAAAGCGGTACTCAAAAAAGGAGGAAAAGAAATGAGTGAACGTAATTATGAGCGATGCAACGGATGCCCATATTATTATGAAGAGATCAATCAGTGTATGGTCGGAGACGAGGATGTTCCTGATAACTTAAAAAAGAAATGCGACAAGGAGGATAAGAAAAATGATTAAGATCGAGCACGTAGTTCTGGCAAGTCCAGAGCAGATGGAGTTTATTATTGAGGGTATGCGAAACCCTATGAATTCATGGGATAAAGGAGACAGTAAACTGGCGACAGCTGGATATGACGTTGTCGGGTTCGATCTTGGAGACGCTGATCTCGCTCTGATGCGGCGACTCTCCAATGCAGGTACTGACCATAGAAAGTTCATGAGAATGATGCCGGTATATGTAAGAATTACTGCGCCTTTATATTGGTAGTTCTTTCTGCCAATGAAACACTTTGCCTAGTTATCGCTAGGGGTCACGCTAAATTTACATCTCCTATAATGAAAGGAGTGATTTATATGATAGCTAGAATGGTATTAACAATCAACATTAATTCCAAAAAAGGCAAATATTTTGCGAAGCAGATATTACCTAAATGTAAACATATGGTAACTATCAGGTCAAGCAAAGTCTTAGATGGATATACTGATTATATAATGGACATTGAAGATTATTATATAGTGCAAGAATTATTAGAAAAGATTGAGTCCTAACATGGGCTCTTTCTTTTTATATTTTAGCGTGGCTAACGGGGAACCACCCATTGGAATCCCGTGGGAAACATTTCGAAAATATATTTTCGCGTATATCGCATCTCCTATTATGAAAGGAGTGATTTATATGTTAGATTTAGATTTATTTGATGCGCTAGAAACTATGTCATTGATGGACGATTATGAGTTTGAAAAAATCAGACTCGAGTTTGAAAAAAATGGATATATTTTAAAACGTGACAAAAATGAAAATGGCGATACTGACATAACAGTCGAGAAAAAGTAGTATTTGTACAAGGACTCAGTGTAGAAATTACATTGGGTCTTTCTATTTTTATTTCGCGAAAATTACATGGTGTATTATGAGAGAATAGACTCGTGAAGACAAATGACACATGAATTTGTGGTTTGTATATTTTATACAAATTGAGAGAGGTGAGAAACCTGATATCGGATCATAGGAAAATGAGACTATGTGAACATAGCAAGTTCTATTCTTTTTTTATTTTTTGAAATGAACCTGTAGAGGCTATCCCCTATGCCTTCCGGGCGGGGGAGTAGGGCTACTATTGATACGTAGCTGGGTTTTAGGAAACGAAGCCCATGAAAACCGAAATGGTGTCCTCACTATTTTAGTGAGTAAAAGATAGTCCATTAATGGGAAAGAATTTGATACATATAAAATTGGTACTGTTGCAAACTCTTGCAGTACAATGCATAAGATTGCAGAGAAAGAGTTTACATTAGAGGATTTTTCGACAGAGCATCTGATGACCTGGAATGACGATTTCACAGCGGATTGTATTATTGAATATGGGCATTCTCCTGACGGTTATCCTTCTGGTAAAGTTCCCATGGATATTTTAAACAACACTATTAAGATGTTAAATGAAGCCAGGGATAAATATTTAAGCTTTTCGTCTTTAAATGATAATGCTGAAAATGCTAAAAAAGATATTTGGTGGCAGATGATTCAACTTCTTCCATCGTCTTATAATCAGACTCGTAATGTTATGTTAAACTATGAGGTACTAACAAACATATATAAGTCTCGTAAAGACCATAAGCTGGATGAATGGAGAGAATTCTGTTCATGGATTGAGACCCTTCCATATTCAGAACTGATTATTGGCGAAACCCAGTTTCCGCTTAGCCCATTGTTAGTCAAAGAAAAAACTGATAATTCCAGAGGTACTGGATTATGGCAGCCGGGAGATACTGATTAAATAGGAATGATATTTGAGAACTTATCGGCTATTGCGCAATATATTTAGTTCCGTAGTATTACATACTATAAACAATATGGATGTTGCTAAAGGACAAATAATTCGATTTGAAAGGGGTATTAAAAATGTTTAATGCTAAAACAAACAATTTCATAGTCAGTACATTCATTCTTATACTTCAGTCAATTTTTTTAAATAGTGTCGGAATACATAGCACTACGAATTGGCAATGGTGGGGTATAACATTATGTACAATATTTTTTGCATTAGTAAAGAATCAGAAAGGATAATAAAATGATGCTTAAATTGTTAAATAAAATATTCCATAGAAAACCAAGTCCTTGTGATAACTGTGATGCCCCTATGCTTACTAATTGGATTTCCTGCGATACTTGTAAAAATGGATGTAATAAACATGTAGCAACTGAAAAAGAATTGCAGGATTTCATGAAATACAGAGGAAGTCTTATGGATAATGAGCAATAATAAACATTATAAGGAGGATTTTATATTATGACGCGCAATAAACATATTGTTTAATGAGATAAATAACTTTTAAGGAGGATTTATATTATGATGTCAAACGAAGAAAAAATATTAAAAGCAGAACTTTTGGGATTATCAAATGCGGTTGAAAAGACAGCGGGTGATGTGTATACTAATATATCAAATGGTATGATATCTGCCGCTGTTACAAGGTTAAACGACATTCGACAATACCTTGATGCCATTTTTGCTAAGATATCAAAGAACGAGGTCAATAATAAAATCAACGATGATGGTGAGCTTTATTAAAAGTTTAAGGTTCTGTAGAAATACGGAGCCTTTTTCTTTTTTATTGGAGGATAATTAAATGACAGATAAAGAAAAAATATGCAAATTAGAAAAGCGAATTAAATTATTGAAAATTGAAGGGCCGCCATTGAAAGAGAGTATGAGCGCAGCAACTCAAAGAATCTCCAATATGAAGCAGGACATTAACCATTATATTTTAGGTGAAAATAAAAAAATAGGAGGTTACGCGCAATAAACATATACTTGTATGGAAGAGTGTTATATAATACATATATGCTCTTATCATAAGAAAGGAGCTTGCTAAAGGAGGCGAGTATGGTGGATTACGATATGAAAGAATTTATAGCATATAGTAAAAAACTTCTGAGAACTTTAGTTAGGATTAAAAAGTATCTCGATAATGCGCAATATGATGACGCAAAAGAGTTACTTAATGAGCTAATTGAAGATACTCAGGGTGACATTGAGGCTTAAAATTAAATATTGTTACACGAGAGTCTATGGAAGCATAGGCTCTTTTCTTTTTAGATTGGAGGAATTAATTATGACGCATGATAAATATGACAATTATATTTTAAAGCAGCTTACAAGGATTGCCAATGCATTAGATGGGATATGTAAAAAATTACCAGAAGAATGTGATACAGCTGAGTACGCAAAAGAGAATCCAGATTGGACTGAGAAAATTGAAAAGATGGCTTCTGGTTATTATGCACAGGTAATAAGATGCAAAGACTGTAAATGCTTCATACCATTGGAAGATATGAAAAAAGACCCAGAATACAAGGATTACCCATTTGATGCAGCAGAAAAAGTACATTCTGATGGTATATGTACAAATACTGATAAATGGGTTTACACAAGTGATTTCTGTAGTGATGCTAGAAACTCGCAGTAAAAACATGTTCCTTAATGAATAAATTATAATCTAAGGAGGATTTATATTATGACATCAGAAGAAAGAATTGATGAACTTGAAAAGAGGGTTCGTATTATGGAACTGAAAAATGATAATCTGGGAAAGCGTTTAGACATCATGTCTGAGCAATTACAGATTGTTAATAATTCGTTAGTTCAAATATACGGCATTCTTGACCTTCAGGATAAAATCAATCGTATTAACATGATATCTAAACAGTAATAATTTATTAAAGCAAAGGGCTTGAGTCTTAGGACTTAGGCTCTTATTTTTTTATATTTAGGAGGTAATATTCAATGATGGCACAGGAACAGATGGAAGTTGAAATCTTAAAGTTAGAAACAGAAAACGACGAGATTAAGAGGACTATATCAGAAATGCAGCAGGAAATAAAAAAGACATGCAGTTTACTTGAGCAGTTAGCTGACTTAATGACTTCGGGAAAGTAGGAAATAACTATGGCAAAGAAAACAACAAAATTTATATTATTAGGATTAATGATTTCGGTTATTATATGTACCTTAACTGGCTGTGAAATGTTTAACAGCGGCGTACAATCAATAAAAGGAAGTATCGAAGGCAATGAATATTTGGCTGAATTTTATACCAATAACGGTGAAAAATTCATGGTTATGCATGGCGAGCGTATAGACCTTAATGCTAACACCGTAAGAGAATACAATTATGCTGAGGGTGGTTATAACAAAGTACAGTCATCAGTTGTAACAATCACCATAGACGGTAAAGAAGTGGAAAACTGTGGAAGTACAGTGATTTTTGCAGAGGAAGGGCTTGAGCCGGATGTAGACTTCGAGCAGCAGGATATTAAAAGTGATAGTACTGGAAATATAGGGGAACTCCCAATTGTAGCTAATACAGTAAATCGTTATAAGAATATGTTCGGTAAAGCGAGAACAGTAGTAATTCAATCACAACTTGGTGATCCAATATGTGCATATTCAGGAGATAGTGTTTATTACGAAGTTTGTGAGAAGTTACCTAAAACCACAAAGTTATCAATAGATGGTAAGGCTTTATATATACATAGAGCCAACTTTCAGATTATTGATAATAGTTTGTTGGATTGATAAGAAAGGATATTAATTATGGCAAAGATATTATTAAGTGAGAGCGCTATGAAAGCTCTTAATAATGGCGAGATTGTAAGTGTTATGATTTATGGATATTTAATTGGCATTCAGAAAGACACTAGAAAACCAGAGAAGGCTAAAGAAGAGGAGGAGTAACGTTATGACATATATTATGAATATTAATATACAGGCTGATGAGGACATACAATATATTCTTAGAAATATAAAAAAATCAGATACAGGAGCTTATGTTTTTATGTCTGATAATAGAGAATCACTCATAAATATTTTTTGTGAGATGCTACGCGATATTAATGAGACAATATATACAAGCAATAAATCATTGGATTTAATAAAAATAAAAGGGTTCGTATCAGAGGCGTATACAGATATATCGTTAGATTGCAACACCGACAAGTATTCATATGAGTTGAATTATGATGATTTTTCAATAAGTTTTAAATTAACTAGCATAAATGTATTTACTATCTATAGCGATATTATTCAAATTAAGGAGGAATAATGTTATGTCTGATATCAAAAAATGTGATAGATGTGGAAAAACATACGAGTATGATTTTTCTGATAAGCCTACGGATACTGAAACGAGATATCTATCTACCATTACTTTGAATGCAAAAGATTTGTGGAAACATGAGTATCATAAAACTTATGACTTGTGTGCCGACTGCTGTGCGTCTTTAATAGGATGGTTAAATTTTGATATGGCTGAAGAAAGGAAAGACTAATGATATGTGATTGGAATGAAGTATTTAACCCTACTCCTGAACAGAAAAAATATTATGAAGACGAATATAAAAAACTATTACAAAGTGCATATGACGATCATAAATGTTTTACATGTAGACATTTTATTTCTGATGAACCTGAGCAAGACTTTATTCAACCTTGTCCAACATGTGAGATTACTGGTCATGCTGCTATTACAACTTGTGATAGATATGAAAGCGACGATAAGGAGGAAATACATTGAAACACATGCTTAATCTATATTTTGCTAGTAAGGCTCTGAAATACAGGTTTGAGCCAGCTAGCGTTAGATATCGTTTATATTCTTGGTTAGTTCGTAAGACTGACTAACATACGCGGTATATACTTATTATATTATGAGAAAATAATAAGGAGGATTTATATTATGCTTACATTTATGTTTGATAGTGTTGAAGAATTAATTAAATTCAGGGAGGAATGTATTGAAAAATACAATGAGGTTCCTAGAATTTCAGCGGTTTTTCATGGCAACGAACATACATATTTTGCAAGGATTAATATGTAGTAATTATTAAAAGAAATGTTCTTGGCATTTGCTGAGGCTTTTCTTTTTGCTCTGTCGGATATAGTCGTGTGAGATACATGGTGTGTTATGAATAAATAATATTTTAAGGAGGAGTAAATATGACAGATATTGAAAAGCAAATAGAGGCTATGGGATATGAAGTTCGTGTTAGTGACATGTCTAATGAGTATATTGTTTATGAGAATAAAAAAAGTGATCAAGAAGTAATCTTAGAATGGGATTATGAAGATCAGTATTGTATGATACATTCACAAACAATATCAAGAGAAAAAGATTGGCTAGGACAGACACATCAAATGCCTATGCCATTAACTATTTGTGAAGCTGAAATATTTATGGCTAGACTTAAAGAATTACGGGAGTCCTAACAAGGGCTCTTTCTTTTTATATTTAGGAGGGTTTATGAATATAGTTAGTGGATATTGGAAGAGTATTGATTGTTCCGTTACGTACGGATATTGTACTTGTGGTAGAGAGGTAAAATCTACCAAAGAGGGAAGAGATGAAAAATGTCCTATGTGTGGAGCAAAAATTGTGTGGGATTTGGGTAATCCTGAGTTATGGATTGGACAGAAAAAGCAGTGATTTTATGGGTAACCAATTGGTTACTGATATGTTTTTTTTGAAGAATTTTTATATGATTTTATATTTTTGAAAAATCGCATTTTTGACTGGTGTAACCGTTTGGTTACTCGATGGTATTTATTATGATACAAAAAGGCTAAAAAACGGCTATTTTTGGTCATTTTTGGCTATATTTTGCCTATTTTTGGCTAACATCGCATAATTAATACCAAAGTGTTAACCGACTGGTTACACCCCCTTATTACATAATAAAAAAATTAAATATATTAAAGGACTTTTTGCAGGTGTAACCAATTGGTTAATACCCTTCATTTTTAGCACAAAGAAAGGAGAGGGATATGCATAACAACGAATATATAAGCGAAGTTGAGTTTATAGATATCTTTGCAGATAACTTAAGAGATATTATGTATGAAATGGATATAAGCGAAGGAGAGTTAGCAAGAAGGACTGGGTTATCCAAAATGGCAATCAGCAGGTATCTTAATAAAAAAAGAATGCCAACATTAAAAGCACTGGTAAATCTATCATATGTACTCTGTGTACCAATAACCGATTTAATACCAACATATGCAATGATTGATTAAAAAATATAATGGAGGATTTATATTTATGAAAAATAATGTAAGGGTGGAAATAATAGAAACCGGTGAAGTATTTGATTCTATAACAGCATGTGCCAATTATATTGGAGGAAATGCAAGACATGCCAGTATTGTGAGTCGGAATCCGAGAATGACTTGCAAAGGCTATCATATAGTTCGAATAGATGAACCGATTCCCGAAATTGACTTATCGAGAAAGTTTATAGGTCGTCCAGGAGTCCGCATAAAAATTGTTGAGACCGGAGATGAATTTGACTCTATATCAGAGTGTGCTAGATTTTTGAATGGCAGTGATGGCAGAATACATGACGCCCTTACTGGCTATAATAATATACACACTTATAAAGGGTATCATTTTACATATTCATAATTTATTTTCGCGTAATTTACATATCCTTTAATGAGAAAATAATATGATTAAACTGCGGGGTGAAGCATAATATAGGAAATGATATTATGATGTTAAGCTACCGATTAACAGCTGGGTAAAACGTGAAAGACGTAACTGTAAGTCGACATCAATAAGATGTTGTTGAGGAGTTAAATTAGGTCGAACAGAAACAATGAGACAGAAAGGCAGAGGTATTTAGACATTAACGGTCAAAAATATGAGGGTGATTTAACGCGACTCATTAAATAGACTTGCCGATGAATCATACTATTTTCTTTCTTTTTCATAATTTATATTTTAATGAGGCTTAGTGCAAAAAACTGAGTCTCTTCTTTTTGCTTATTTTTATGGAGAAAACTATGCGAGCGTAAAAAACATGCCCTTTTATAGGAGAGATAACTAAAAAACGCGCTATTTATATTTTTTTGGAACGTACTCAGGTGACCTTCGGGCCCTGGGTCTTTTTATTTTTGTGACTAATTAATTGAGAGGAGAATAGTTATGAAAAAAGAAAGTGAATTCCAGGCAAGTCTTAAGAAAGAATTAAAAAAGATGTTTCCTGGATGCATTGTGACCAAATTGGATGCTGGTTGTATTCAAGGAATACCAGACCTACTTGTTCTGTATGGAAAGCATTGGGCTACACTTGAAAATAAGAGAAGTGCTAATGCTAAGAAAAGACCTAATCAGGATTTTTATGTCAATAAGATGAATGATATGTCGTTTTCCAGATTTATATATCCAGAGAATAAGGAGGAAGTATTAAATGAACTTCGTAAAGCATTTGAATCTTGAAGGATTACATGCACCATTTAGTGCAAGTCAATCAGCATGGCTACGATATTCTGATGATAAAGCAATTGCTGTTTATAGAAAAAAGAAAGCAGCAGAGATGGGAACCAGACTTCATGCATGGGCTAAAGACACAATTGATCTAGGTATCAAGCAGGCAAGGAGTAATAAAACACTATGTGCATATGTCAATGATGCAATTGGTTTTCGGATGGACACTGAAGTAGTTCTATATTATTCAGATTATTTCTTTGGGACAGCAGATGCTATATCTTTTAATAAAAATGTATTGAGAATACACGATTTAAAGACTGGCGATTCAGGACATATGGAACAACTTATGGTTTATGCTGCGTTGTTCTGTTTGGAATACAGAGTGAAGCCTGGGGATATTAAGATAGAGCTTCGTCTTTATAAAAATGATGAGGTCGAAGTATTTAATCCTACAGCAGAAGATATTTTACCAATCATGGATAAAATTGTTAGTCTTAATAAAATTATGGAAGAAATTGACGAGGGGGTAATATAACATGAATTCAGTAGCAGAAGAGATTCTTTCCTATATGGGAAGTCAAGCATTCAGTGAAGAAGAATTTCTTGCTCATTATGGAATGCCTCGTCGAAGTGGAAGATACCCATGGGGCTCAGGAGAGGAGCCATTTCAGCATAGTGGAGATTTCTTATCAAGAGTTGAAGAGATGAGAAAATCTAAGTTTACTTATACTGACGAAGATGGGGTGAAATGGACTGGCGACAATGCAATAGCTAAATCTCTTGGGTACACTTCAAGCGATTTTAGAACTGTATGTGCCATCGCTAATAATGAACGTAGGGCTGTAAAAGTTGCTGCCGCTAAAGCATTAAAAGAAAAAGGATTTAATGCAACTGAAATTGGTAGGCAGATGGGAATTAATGAATCGTCTGTTAGGTCTTTACTTGATGAAAAAGCAGAAGAGAGAATGAACCAGGCTAGAGCAACTGCTGATTTTTTAAAGGAACAAGTTGATAAAAAGAAAATGATAGATGTTGGTTCAAAAGCCAACCTTGAATTAAATGTTTCTAAAGAGAAAATGGATCAGGCTCTTTATATGTTGCAGGCAGAAGGTGGCTATGAAATCTGGGGAAATAGATTTCCACAGGCAACTAATAAAGGACAGTTGACAACTCAGAAGGTTCTGTGTGTTCCAGGAACACCACACAGCGCCATATACGATTTTGGTAAGGTTCAGACTATTGGTGATTATATTACTAGAGATGATGGAAAAACATTTGAAAAGAAGTTTCATTATCCTGAGAGTTTAAATTCTAAGCGTCTTGAAATCTGTTATGCAGAAGATGGTGGTATAAAGAAAGATGGTCTTATTGAACTTAGAAGAAATGTTCCAGACCTTTCATTAGGAGAGTCTCGATATTCTCAGGTTCGTATTATGGTTGATGGTAAGAAATACATAAAAGGAATGGCAGTATATGCTGATGATTTACCAGAAGGCATAGACGTTAGATTTAACACCAATAAATCAAACAAGTTATCTAAGCTGGAATGTCTCAAAGATGTTAAGAGCGACCCGGACAATCCTTTTGGAGCCCTCATCAAAGAAGAAGGTGGACAGTATTGGTATACAGATTCAAAGGGTAAAAAGAAACTTGGATTAATTAATAAAACAAGAGAAGAAGGAGAATGGGAAGAATGGAAAGATTCTTTACCATCTCAGTTTTTATCAAAGCAGAATAAGGTATTAGCCGAGAAACAACTGGGAATAGCTAAGGCAGATAAGCAGTCTGAGTTTGATGACATAATGGCGTTGAACAATCCTACTATTAAAAAATATTATCTTGATAAATTTGCATCATCATGCGACTCAGCAGCAGTACATTTACAGGCAGCTGCGTTGCCAGGTCAGAAGTATCATGTAATATTACCATTAACTACAATGAGTGATAGAGAAGCTTATGCTCCTGATTATGCGGATGGAACTAAACTTGCATTGGTAAGATACCCACATGGTGGAACATTTGAAATACCTATAGTTACTGTTAATAATAGAAATAAAGAAGCTATTAAGATGATTGGTAAGTCTTCAACAGATGCTATAGGTATTAACGCTAATGTCGCAGGAAGATTATCGGGTGCAGATTTTGATGGTGATACTGTTATGTGTATTCCAACCCATGATAGGGGCGGAAAAGTAAAAATTACATCTACTCCAGAATTAAAAGACTTAGAGGGATTTGACCCTAAGCTTAATTACGGCGGAGAATGTAGAAAAGATAGTGCTGGTAAAGAACATTATTATCGTAATGGTAGAGAGTATCGCCTGATGACAAAGACTGATACTGAGATGGGAAAGATTTCTAATCTTATTACTGATATGACCCTGATAGGTGCAACTGAAGATGAGCTTGCAAGAGCGGTAAAGCATTCAATGGTTGTTATTGATGCAGAGAAACATCATCTGGATTATAAGCAGAGTGAGCTTGATAATAATATTGTTGCACTTAAGAAGAAGTATCAGGGGAAAGCTCAAGGCGGAGCCGCTACAATTATCTCACAATCAAAAGGTGAGTATGATGTAGATAAAAGACAGGGTACTCCTCGTACTAATCTTAAGCGTAACGAGTATAAGAACAATCCAGAAAAGGGAGACATTTGGTATGACCCAAGTCGACCTGAAGGTGCTCTTCTCTACAAGAGAGCTGATGATGCTGATTATCAGATAACCAAGGTTGATAAGAGAACTGGTGAGGTAACCACTATTACTAAAACCCGCCAACAGAAGAGTACTAAGATGGCTGAGACAGATGATGCCAATACACTCGTATCTGCTCATCGCCATCCTATGGAATTAGTGTATGCTGATTATGCTAATGCAATGAAAGATATGGCTAACAAGGCTAGAATTGCTATAGCAGATACAGGTAAGGTTGCATACAGTAGGGAGGCTAAGAGTAAGTATGAGGGGGAGGTAAAATCTCTTTTAGAAAAACTTAATAATGCTGAAAAGAATGCCGTTAGAGAGAGAGCCGCACAGAGAATTGCTAATGCCAACATAAATGAGAAATTAGAAGCTAATCCTGACATGAAAGCTAAAGATAAAAAGAAAGTTTCTCAGCAGGCTTTAAGTAAGGCAAGACTTGAAGTCGGTTCTGTTAAGAGACGAGATAGAAACATAGTAATCACTGATAATGAATGGGAAGCTATTCAGGCAGGTGCTGTGAGTGAAACTATTCTTAAACGAATACTGAACAATTCAGACCCAGATTCGTTGAGAGCAAAGGCAATGCCTAAAGAATCATCAGCATTATCAGATGCTAAGATAGCCAGAATTAAAGCTATGTCTGCTTCATACACAATTGCACAGATAGCTGATAAACTTGGCTATTCAACATCAACAATTTCTAAAGCTTTGAAAGGAGGAAATTAAGCATGACTAAAACATCTAATGATTGTAGATTGACTACATTTGACAATCCTTACAATCCATTTACACAGTTTGCTGAATGGTTGTTGTTTGACAATTCAAAAGATTACTTTACATTAAACAAACTTGCTAGAATTGAACAAGTTGATGAAAGTATGTCTGAGAATGAAATAAACATTGAACATGAAAGAGCAATTGATGAAATTATACAGAACGATTTCCTTAACATCTATAAAAAAGTGTACAGAAATGAAGAAATAAATGAACAGATCGCATGATATATGTGTAAAAGCATAGAGGGGGGTCTAAAAAATGAACACCCCCTCCCATCATCGCGCCGGTCTTTATATTTTCCCCGGAGGGAATTTTCAAAAAAGCAAATCCATTTTTTAGACAGCATTTAAAAGAACCTATAATATTTAAAGCATTTAGTACAAGTTGTAAGTCACCTCTCGATTATATTTTATTGCGCCATGATGTAAATTCTCCTTTCTTTGGGTATTATAGGTTCTTTTAAGTGCTGTCTTATCATTTATAAAGACTACAAAACTAACGGAGAAGTATAAGAAAGGAGGCTGTAAGAATGCCCAAAGTCAAGAATTCTGATACTCAAAGAAGAATGCGTCCGGCTTTGACACCAGAAGCACGAGAGAATCAGCTCATTTCTTTAGCTGTAGACCTTGCCGAAAAGCAGTTAAGAGAGGGGACAGCTTCATCTCAGGTGATTACACATTATTTGAAGATGGGTTCTCCAAGTGAACGACTTAAAAGAGAACAGATGGAAGAAGAGAACGAATTACTCAAGGCAAAGACTAAAGCCATTAAAGAGTCAGGAGATATGTCTGTAATGTATGAAAAAGTTATAAAGGCAATGCAGTCGTATTCTGGAAAGGATGAAGATGAGTAGGATTCTTTCATATTCGGAACTAATTACTATCCCCACTTTTGAGGAGAGATTTGAATATCTCAGTTTGAATGGACGAGTTGGTGATGCAACATTTGGATTTGATAGATATCTAAATCAGGAATTTTACAAGTCTAAAGAATGGCAGCGTATACGTGATTTTGTGATAATCCGAGATAATGGTTGTGATTTGGCTTTTTCTGGTAGGGAGATTTATGAGCGAATAATTATTCATCATCTTAATCCTTTGACTAAAGAAGATGTAATTCAGCATACAAGAAAATTACTTGATCCAGAAAATCTTGTATGTACGATTAAACAGACTCATGATGCGATTCACTATGGAGATAAAAATTTATTAATGAAGAATCCAGTTGAACGAAAAATAAATGACACATGTCCTTGGAGACATTAACGGAGGAGATATGACGGATAGTATATTAAATTCAATCAAAGGATTGCTATATATAGATGAATCTGAAAAAGGATTTGATAGTGACATAATTATGCATATCAATTCTGTATTTATGGTGCTTAATCAGCTTGGTGTCGGTCCAGATGAAGGATTCACAATAAGTGATGATTCAGCAACATGGTCAGATTTTCTTGGCGAAGATAAATCATTAGAAGGTGTAAAGACCTATGTTTATATGAAGGTTAGAATGATTTTTGACCCGCCGACTAGCAGTTCAGTAATGGATTCTATGAAGCGGTCAATTGATGAATTTGAATGGCGATTAAACATTGCCGTATCAAATAAAAGGTAGGAGGCTCAAAATGGAAAACGAATTATACCATCATGGCGTCCTAGGTCAGAAGTGGGGCGTAAGAAGATATCAGAATAAAGATGGAAGTCTTACTATGGCTGGAAAGAAGCGTGCGTTGCGAATCCAGAACGACTATACAGAACTTACTAATAATAAGAAGTATAGAGACCGTAATGGTAATATGACCTATGCTGGTCGTAAAAAGGCTCTTGCTTTACAGAATGAATATACAAATGTTACTGGTAAAAAACACCTTATAGCATTCAATAATAAGACCGGTGCAAACAAGCAGCCTTATCAAAAGAGTATTAGTGAGATGAGTAATCAGGAATTACAGGCAAAGGTCGATAGACTTCGATTAGAGAAGCAATTAAAAGACCTTACGCCAGAGCATAAAACAGCTGGTCAGAAATTTGTCGGCTTTGTCAAGGACACATCAATTTCTATAATTAAAGATAAGGGAACTGCAATACTTGGTGATTATTTTGATAAGCAGGTTCGAGATGCTATAGGACTTAATGAGAAAGACCCATTAACCAAATCTCAGAAACTTGCTCAAGATGCCAAGGATGCAGCAAATAAAAAAGCAATTGCTGAAGTTGAAGATTACTTTAAAGAGCGAGATAAAGGTAAGAAATCTGCAACTGAGACTAAGAAGAAATCTGCAACTGAGACTAAGAAAGATTCTGGATATACTATGACTGAAGCTCAGAAGAAAGAACATGATGAATTATTTGGTAATCATAAAACAAAAACTGAATCAGATGCTGAAAAGCGCAAAAGAGAACATGACCGATTGTTCTCAGGAAGATATGTAGATTAAGGAGAATATATGGCGTTATCGAATACAGCCACACCGATTTATTATGGCAGGTTTCGAGATGCCGTAATTAGAGGCGAAATACCAGTATGCGAGGAAATTTCTATGGAGATGAATCGTATAGATGCTCTTATAGCAAATCCTGGTGTATGGTATGACGATAAAGCGGTAAATGGCTTTATAAAATATTGTGAGAGTGAACTTACATTAACTAATGGCGATGATTTATTTCTTCTCGATTCATTTAAGCTGTGGGCTGAGGAAATTTTTGGTTGGTATTATTATATAGAACGAAGTATTTACGTGCCAGACAAAGATAATCATGGCGGACATTACGAGAAGAAAATCATAAGAAAAAGGCTCATAAATAAGCAGTATTTAATCGTTGCCAGAGGCGCAGCTAAATCAATGTATGCATCATGCATACAAAATTATTTCTTGAATGTAGATACATCTACATCTCATCAGATAACAACAGCCCCAACAATGGCTCAGGCAGAAGAGGTTATGTCACCTTTTAGAACAGCCATAACAAGAGCCAGAGGTCCATTATATCAATTCTTAACAGAAGGTTCATTGCAGAACACGACAGGCTCAAAGGCTAATCGTGTAAAGTTGGCAAGTACCAAGAAAGGAATACAGAATTTCCTCACAGGTTCATTATTAGAAGTAAGACCTATGTCAATAGATAAATTGCAGGGATTACGAGTTAAAGTAGCTACCGTCGATGAATGGCTTTCTGGCGATGTTAGAGAAGATGTTGTTGAGACACTTGAACAGGGAGCCGCAAAGGAACAGGGTGGTGGACAGAATGACGATTATTTAATAGTCGCCATTAGTTCTGAAGGTACGGTTCGTAATGGTTCTGGTGATTCAATCAAAATGGAGTTAATGAAAATCCTTAAGGGAGAACATAATGCTCCTCATACATCTATTTTCTGGTACAAGCTCGACAGCATTGATGAAGTAGGTGACCCGTCTAAGTGGCTCAAAGCTAATCCTAATCTGGATAAGACTGTTACATATGAGACATATCAAGAAGCGGTCGAAACAGCTGAAAAAAATCCTGCTAAGAGAAACGATATACTTGCAAAGCGATTCGGACTTCCGATGGAAGGTTATACGTATTACTTTACATATGAAGAAACTCTTCCGCATAGAAAGAAAGAATTTTGGCAGATGCCTTGTGCGTTGGGAGCAGACCTTTCTCAAGGCGACGATTTCTGTGCTTTTACATTTCTATTTCCGCTATCCAGCGGTTCATTCGGAGTTAAAACCCGTAACTATATAACAGAATTAACATTAAAAAAACTACCTTTGGCTCTTAGGAATAAATATGAAGAGTTTATTAATGAAGGTAGTCTTATTGTTATGCCTGGAAATATCTTAGACATGATGCAGGTTTATGATGATTTGGATGAGTTCATAATTCGAACCGCTTATGACGTAAGATGCTTCGGTTATGACCCATATAATGCTAAAGAGTTTGTGGAACGATGGGAACGAGAAAATGGAGCATACGGAATAGAAAAAGTTATACAGGGAGCTAAGACTGAATCTGTACCATTAGGGGAGTTAAAGAAATTAGCTGAAGAAAGAATGTTGCTGTTCGACGAGGGGTTGATGACATTCACAATGGGAAATTGTATCACCATCGAAGATACCAATGGTAACCGTAAATTATATAAAAACAGATACGATGCCAAGATTGACGCTGTGGCTGCAATGATGGATGCATTTGTAGCATATAAGCACAATCGTGAGGCTTTTGAGTAGGAGACAAATTAAATGGAGTTATCTATTACTGATAGAATGAAGCACGCATTTAATGCGTTTATGAATCGAGACCCTACAGCTTATTATAATAGGAATCTTGGTTCTAGTTATTCCATACGACCCGACCGACCGAGATTAAGTCGTGGAAATGAGCGTTCAATTATTACTGCAATATTCAATCGAATAGCGATGGATGTGGCGGCAATAGATATAATGCATTGCAGATTGGATGAGAACAATCGATTCATAGAAAAAATCGATTCTGGACTCAACAATTGTTTGAATCTGGAAGCAAATGTAGACCAGAGTGGACGAGCATTTATACAGGATGCAGTTATGTCTATGTTGGATGAGGGTGTGGTTGCACTTGTTCCAGTTGACACAGATTTGAATCCAGCAAGCACTGATTCATATGACATACTTACAATGAGAACTGGAAAGATTCTTGAATGGTATCCAGCACATGTCAAAGTAAGGCTTTACAATGACCGTACTGGAGAGAAAGAAGACCTTATGCTGGCTAAGCGAGACGTGGCAATTATTGAAAATCCATTATTTGCCATAGTCAATGAGCCTAATTCAACGATGCAGCGACTTATGAGAAAATTAAGTTTACTAGATGTGACAGATGAACAAACGGCATCAGGAAAGCTGGATTTAATCATTCAGTTGCCGTATGTAGTCAAGTCAGAAGCTAAGCGTGAACAGGCTAATCAGCGTCGAAAAGATATAGAACAACAGTTGGCAGAAGGTAAATATGGAATTGCATATACCGATGGTACCGAGAAAATCACTCAGCTTAACCGTTCAGTAGAAAACAATCTCATGAAACAAGTCGAATACCTGACTAATATGGTATACAGTCAAATAGGCATTACCCAGTCAGTTTTAGACGGAACTGCTGATGAAAAAACAATGCTTAACTATAACAACCGAACAGTCGAACCGATTGTATCGGCTATCGTTGATGAGCTGAAGCGTAAGTTCCTTACAAAAACAGCTCGTACTCAGCTGCAATCAATATCGTTCTTTAGAGACCCATTTAAACTGGTTCCAGTAAACGATATTGCTGAAATCGCAGATAAATTCACTAGAAATGAAATTATGACTTCAAATGAAATTCGCCAGATTGTTGGAATGAAGCCTTCTAATGACCCTAAGGCGGACCAGCTTATTAATAGTAACATTAGTCAGGCTAAAGAAGATAATGTTCCTAGTGAGGGAAATGAAGAATATGGAGAAGGAGGAAAAAGTCAAAATGAGTAACTACGATTTTAGTGGCTATGCTACTAGAAATGACTTGCTGTGTCAGGATGGTCGAACAATACGACAGAATGCATTCGTTGATAACGATGGCTGTGAGGTTCCGCTTGTGTGGAACCATGAACACAATGACCCTAATGCTGTATTAGGACATGCGGTATTGGAAAATCGTAAAGATGGTGTTTATGCATACGGTATATTCAATGATACTGAACAGGGTCAGATGGCGAAGAAACTGGTTCAGAAAGGCGATGTTAAATCATTGTCGATATGGGCAAATCAGTTAAAGCAGATAGGTAATGATGTAATCCACGGAAACATCAGGGAACTCAGTCTTGTATTGGCTGGAGCGAACCCAGGTGCGTACGTGGATTTTGTTATGGCTCACAGTGTTGAGGAAGAGGATACATTATACGCTTCGTATGATGAGAATATCATGCTTTATCACTCGGCTGATGAGTCAGAGAAAAAGGAGGACAAGCAGGAAATGGCAGACAACGCAAAGTCACAGGAAGACAACAGTGATGATAAGACTGTTAAAGATGTAATCAAGACAATGAATGAAGAACAGAAGAATGTTCTTTATACACTTATTGGAATGGCTCGAGAAGATGGAGCTGATGATGAAGATGAAAAAGGAGGAAATGGAAACATGAAACATAATGTTTTCGACAATGAAGGTGATACAAGACAGTCTAATGTTCTTAGTCACTCAGATGAGCAGCAGATTATTTCACTTGCTAAGCAGACAGGTGTTGGAAGTCTTAAAGCTGCTATGGAAATCTTTGCAGAAGAGAGCGGTACATTAGCTCATGGTGTGTTTGGAGATGAAACAGAGAAGTTATTCCCAGAATATGAGCTTCTTAAGAAGGGTGAGCCAGAAACACTCGAGAGAGATCAGAGCTGGATTGGACATGTAATTTCTGGTATTCATAAGAGTCCAATTAGTAGAATCAGAACAAGACAGGCTGATGCTCGTATTGCTGAACTCAGAGCCAAGGGATATCAGAAGAAGGGTTCTTATAAGCAGGAAATGGCTGACATCAAGCTTATTGGAAGAACAACCGATCCACAGACAATATTTATCAAAGCAGATATGCACAGAGATGATATTACTGATATCGTAGATTTTGATGTTGTAGGATATCAGTGGAGACTCATGAGACATATTCTTGATGAGGAACTTGCTCTTGCTGCGTTAATTGGTGATAGTAGAGATGAGGCTGACCCAGATAAAATTCACGAAGAGCATATTCGTTCTATTTGGAATGATAATGATCTTTATTGTATTCATCAGTCAATCGACTATGAAAAAATGAAGACAAAGCTCAATGGTACTAATACTGGAGCTAACTTCGGAGAAGAATACATTAAGGCTGAAGCAACAATTGCCGCAGCACTTTATGCAAGAGAAAAGTATAAGGGTTCGGGTAGCCTTGATTACTACTGCACACCACATGCACTTAATGTTATGTTACTCGCTAGAGATCTTAACGGTAGAAGAATCTACTCTTCAAAGGCTGACCTTGCAGCAGCACTTAATGTAGAAAATATCTACACCGTAGAGCAGTTTGAGGGAAAGACAAGAGAGGTAACTTCAGGCGGAACTAAGAAGCTTGTAGGTCTCTTTGTTAATCTTGGAGACTATCAGTTCGGTTCCACAAAGGGTGGTGAAATCACAAAGTTTGACGACTTTGATATGGATTTCAATAGATACAAGTATATGCTTGAAACAAGACTTTCAGGTTCATTAACAAAGCTGTATTCAGCTATTGCGCTTGAAGAAGATGCCTAATAAGTCTAAAAAAGTAAATAAGTAGGAGGAAGAATGATGGATAGAGTATTTCACCATGATGACAGCATGTATGTTGCTGCAAATAAGGTCTATACAAAGGCTGACGGAGTTGCTTATTCAGATGCAGAGTGCAAGGTATCGATTGATGCTGAAACTCTTGAAAAGCTGTTCTTAGAAGGAATGGTTGTAGTAGTTGATGGCGCTTCTTATAAGCCAATCAGCTGCAAAGTTGCATCAAAGGTAGCAACAGTTACATACGTAACAGCTGACAGTTCTGCGGCTACAACAGCTAAGCTCGCAACAGTTAAGTCTAAGTAGTCGGAGGATAAAAAGATGGGTAAATGGACTGGAAAGGTCGGATTTGCAGTTAACGGTGAAGTTGAGCCTGGATTATGGGTAGATGAAGTAGTTGAGAAAGTGTATAAAGGCGAACTGCTTAGTGATAGATGGAGACGACAGAATTCCATTGGAGTTAATGACAACATCAACTTATTGAATTCCATAAGCATAATTGCAAATCCATATGCTTTTGAACATTGCTCATCGATTGCTTACGTTGAAATCAAGGGGGAGAAATGGAAAGTGACTGATATAGATGCTTCCACTCCTCCTAGATTAATACTGACTGTAGGGGGTGTATACAATGGCGAGCAGGCTTGAATTGCAGACAAAACTTGAAGAGTTATTGGGAACTAGGCATGTGTATTATCAATCCCCCGCCTCAGTCAAAATGGAGTATCCAGCTATAGTGTATTCACTGAACAACAGAGATATAAGAAAAGCGGATAACTCAGTATATACAGCAAACACAAGATATACAGTCACGGTAATTGATAAACGACCAGATAATTCAGTAATCGATAAGTTACTGGGATTACAGTATTGCTCATATGACAGGCAGTATATATCTGACAACCTTTACCATGATGTATTAACACTATATTTTTAATGGAGGAACATAAATGGCTAAGTTAAAATGGGACGTTTCTGGGGAACGTTTATATGAAACAGGTATTAGCAATGGTGTATTATACGTTCAGGACGAGAACGGAAAATATCCAAAGGGCGTTGCTTGGAATGGTTTAACAGCAGTTACAGAGAGTTCATCTGGAGCTGAATCAACAGCATTATATGCTGACAACATCAAGTATATTAACCTTTTATCAACAGAGGAATTTGGTGCAACAATTGAAGCTTATCAGTCACCAGTTGAATTTGATGAGTGTGATGGTTCAAAGGCTGTCGTTGATGGTGTTGCATTTGGTCAGCAGGATAGAAAGCAGTTTGGTCTTGCTTATAAGACAATTCTTGGTAACGATATTGATAAGAATAATCACGGCTATAAGTTACATATTGTATATGGAGCTTTAGCTGCACCATCAGAGAAAGCTTACAATACCGTTAATGATAGCCCAGAGGCTATTACATTATCATGGGAGATTTCAACAACTCCTGTTGAGGTTGATGGCTTTAAGCCAACAGCAACAGTTATTATTGACAGCACAAAGGTTGACGCTCAGAAGCTTAAGAAGCTTGAAGACATTCTCTTCGGTGCAGATGCTGGAGATGGTCCAAGACTTCCGCTTCCTGATGAAATAGTAACTCTCATGAAAGCAGCAGAATAATAAGAATATTATGATCATTTTTGACTCCGCTTGAAATATAGCGGGGTCTTTTTATTTAGGAAGGAGAATTTACGATATGTTAAAGATTACAAAAACATATGAAGATTGGAATGATACAGAAAGAACCGAGGACTTTTATTTTAATCTTACTGAGGCCGAGATTACAGAGCTTCAGATTGGTACAGTTGGCGGATTCGCAGAAACAATTGAGAAGATAGTTAATGCAAAGGACCAGTCTGAACTTATTAAGATTTTCAAGGAACTTGTTCTTATGGCATACGGTAAGAAATCAGCAGATGGTAAGAGATTCATGAAAGATGATGATACTAAGAAGGAATTTGTGGAGAATCCAGCTTATTCTATTATCTTCATGGAACTGGTATCAGATGCAGAAAAGGCTGCTGAATTCATTAACGGCATTATGCCAAAGAGTATTGATAAAGCCGAACTCCAGAAGAAAACTAATGAGTTAATGGCTAAGTATAACTAAGAAAAATCAGGGAGGTAAGAGATATGCTTCAGATAGTTGTTCCACCACCTTTAATAGAAGAATGGGATGAGTTGAGGGAAGAATTTGTATATCACGAATCTGGTAAGCCGTATGTGCTACAACTTGAACATTCTCTTATCTCACTTTCAAAATGGGAAGAAAGGCATTGTAAGCCATTCATATCATCAGAGAAAAACGAAGAAGAGAATCTGGATTACATCCGATGTATGACACTTACACCGCATGTTCCTGATGAAATATATGACCGCTTAACAAAAGAAAATATAAAAGAAATTTTAGACTACATTGAAGCTCCGATGACTGCCACTACTTTTTCAGATAGAGGGCCTAAAACCCCTAGCCGAGAAAAAGTGACCGCGGAGCTTATTTATTATTGGATGATTAAATGTCAGATACCTATTGAGTTTCAGAAATGGCATCTCAATAAGTTAATAACATTAATACGGGTTTGTGAAGTAAAAGATTCACCACCTAAGAAGCATAGTCAACGGGAATTACTTAATCATCATGCTGCTGTAAATGCAGCAAGACGAAAAGCACACACGAAAGGATGATTATTATGGAATTTTATGGAATTGATGTATCACATTATCAGGGAAATATAGATTGGAACGCAGTAGCTAAGACTGGTATTAATTTTGCATTTGTTAAGGCTGGCGGTTCTGAAGATGGAATTTATACAGAATCAATGTTTGAAAAGAATTATGCAGGAGCAAAAGCTGCCGGATTAAATGTAGGAGCCTATTATTTTCCAGGACCGAATTTTACATCAGAAGAAGCAGGAATCGCTGATGCCAGACGTTTCTTGGATATTATTGCTGGTAAGAAATTTGAAATGCCGGTTGCTATCGATTTGGAAGGTACTGAACCAGAAGATAAAGATGGTGCTACCGTAGCTACCATAGCATTTTGCAAGGTTATGGAAGCTGCTGGTTATTATGCAATGATTTATGGCGGCGACATATTCAGCTTCAAAGACCGCTTAAATCTTGATGGATTAGACGAGTTCGATAAGTGGGTTGCTAGATATGGCTCAGAACCACAGTATGTAAAGGAATATGGCATTTGGCAGTATTCATCAACTGATTATGTCGATGGTATTACAGAAAATACAGTTGATAAGAATGTGGCATACAAAGATTATCCATCGATTATTAAGTATTTAGGACTTAATGGGTTCACATCAGATGTTGTAGATGAACCAGAAGATGAGACTACAGATGAACCTGCTATTGAAGAGCCAGAAGAATCGTCAGATGAACCAGTCACTTATGTGATACAGTCTGGGGACACATTATCAGAAATCGCTGCAAGATACAATACAACGGTAGATGAACTGGTTGAATTAAATGGAATCGATAACCCAGATTTAATTTACCCTGACACTATATTAAAAATTAAATAATAAAGGTATAACTATGATTAGCTTCAGACAAAAGGGCGACTTTTCGAAGTTGAATAAATACTTTGAAAGGGTTAGAGAGGCTGCTCGAATCGGCGTATTAGACAAGTATGGTCGAGAGGGAGTGGCAGCCCTTGCGTCTGCTACACCTATAGACACAGGAGTAACCGCCAATTCGTGGTATTACGAGATAAATCGTCAAAATGGAAGTGTTTCAATCGAGTTTAAAAACTCAAATATAAACAATGGTGTTCCTATAGCAATAATTTTGCAATATGGACATGCCACTGGAAACGGAGGCTGGGTTCAGGGTCGAGATTATATTAATCCTGCTATCCAGCCTATTTTTGACACAATCGCAGATAACGCTTGGAGGGAGGTTACTAAAGCATGAGTAGCAAAGAAGTTGACGAGCGTGTCGTCGAAATGCGGTTTGATAATGCTCAGTTTGAGAAAAATGTTCAGACGAGTATGTCAACATTAGATAAGTTAAAAGCCAAACTTAATTTTAATGGTGTTTCTAAAGGTCTTGAAGATGTTGGAAATGCCACTAAAAAACTTGAGTTTTCAGGTGTGACTTCTGGTATAGAAGCAGTGCAGGCGAAGCTCTCAGCAATGGAAGTAATAGGTGTTACTGCATTGGCTAACATAACTAATTCTGCGGTTAATGCTGGAAAGAGAATTGCATCAGCTATAACCATTGACCCAGTTCGAGATGGTTTTAACGAGTATGAAACTCAGATGAACGCAG